AAGATTACCATTTGCATCTAAAGATGCTAAGTTACCATCTACAGCACCTGTCACTTTATCGGCTTTCTCATCAGCTAGCTCATCAATAGCTGCCTGAACATTTGTGGCTGTGAGTAAACTGGTTGTATTATCATAGTCTATATCAGCAGCATCTGTAATAGGGCTAGAACTTCCACCAGTACCAGTAGCACCAGTAAGACTAATAATTACTGCTTCTGCTGGATTTTCAAAGTCAACTGCATTGTCATTAACAACTATCTGTGCAAATAAAATAGACTCTTCTGTGATAGAAGGTCGTACTAGATTAGCGGAATCGTGGTTAAGATTATTATTGGCAGTTACAAAATTTGGATAAGCAGTCTGCCCATATTGGAGATACATATCTCCACCAACAGAACCGTAAAGATAATGGATTACAGCTTCGTTACCAGTAAGCAACTCAATCACACCATTATTATCCCAAGCAAGTGGGATAACTGTATCTCCTATAGATAAGATATTTAGTACTCTATCCATTGTAGCGAAAGGAACAGGAGTTACATTATCACCTATTTGTGGTTGTACTAAAGTATTAGGGTTATTTCTATCTATAGTCCAGTTTACACCAGTACCAAAGTACTCTCCACTATGTCTATAGAAACTAAGAGCATTATCAACTCTAGATATTAGAAAACCTTTAGTCTTAGTAGACTCAGGTAAAAAATGTATAAAGTCAGAGAATGTATCTGCTGTTTGGTTACGAACAGAATGCTCATTATGAACTTCTTGAATAGCACCACCAGCATAGTAAACAGCACCTAGACGAATATTCTCTCTACGTTGTTGCTCTGTCATAGGGCCTTCAACTTGAGATATAATACCTAGAGAAGTCATGAATATTGTTCTTGAACCTACAGAACTTGCCATAGGAATAGTAACTGATAATTGCTCTGTCCAAATAATCTCTGTAACAATAGGATTATCAGGGTCTGTTACAGAATCTGTAATTGTACCAGAACCCGCAGTAACATCTATAGTTGTAGCAGCCGCTTCTGACATTACTCCACCATTAGTAATAGTGGTTGATACAGATATAAAGTCTTCAGCTAACGTAGCAAAGCCTTCATCAAGCGCATCTTGTACGTTAGTAGCTGTTAGCCCAGACGGAATTGGGTCAAAACTAATTGCTGTTGCGGGATGTTGGTCCGCAACATCTCTATTTATTAATAGTGTGTGGTCATCTGTACCACCGCTACCTCCACCAGTACTAATAGAAGAAACGTTATTAGTGATAAATGCAGAAGAGCTATCGGTATTTCCTTCTTCAAAGTTTATAGAAGAAGCTCCTATAGTTAATGAAGATAATCCTACCATATTTTCTGCAAGATTAGATAACACAAAAGCATCTGTATCAATTGATACAGAATCTAGAGCAGTTGAAGGAAGATTATAAGTAGCTTGGCCAAGTTGTATAACTAAGTCACCAGAAATATTTATAAATACACGATGGTTAGTAGCAGTATTTCCTGTCAATGCCGCAATAACACCATTATCATCCCAGACTTTAGGAATAATAGAAGTAGTACTTGCGTATAAATCACCATTTCTATCTATAATATCAAAAACTGCTGGAGTTACTTCATCACCTTCAGCAGGTATAGCTAGAGTATTTGGATTAGTTTTATCAGTATGCCAGTTACTTCCTAACCAAAATACAGAACCAACTTCTCTAAATACTTGTAGCTGACTAGTAACTGCAGTTATCTTTAAGCCACGTATTTTATTAGCTTCTGGAATAAAATCTACTAAATCTCTAGTAGTATTAACACCTTGCCCAAGAATATCTGGTGAAGGTAAAACAGTTTCAACTGCACCAGACTTATACTCTACGTAACCAAGACGTATATTAGACATACGTACAGAGTTTGGAGCTTGTCCTTCTACTTGAAAAGGTGTGCCATTTTGGTCAATCAAGATTGTTGCACTACCAACTTCTTCTGGAGTATTTACTATGTAATTCTGCGTATCCCAAGTTACTTTTTGAAACGTAGTTTCAAAGTAGTTAGTATAGGCATCAATAATATACCCCTCACCAGCTTCTATTGTAATTGCTGTAACGGAGAATGGGGTTAAAAGCCCACCTACATCTAAACCAGAGGCTACAGCGTCTGCTCCTATATCATCAGGATTAAGTACTATATCTGCCGTTAATGGATGTAAGTTTATTGTGCGAGTAACTGGAACTAAGTCTGCAACTAATGTAGTTGAGTCTTGTAAATTACCAGCAGCATCTAAGGTAGCTATTGCGTTTATATTAGCACCAATTACTTTATCCGCTTTAGCAGGGTCTTGATAACCAACCTGAAGAAAATCAGAAGGTTTAGTCCCAGAATCTATAGGATTACCAGCAGCATCTAACGCCGCTAAGTTATTAATAGTAGCACCAGTTGCTCTATCAGCTTTGGTACCAATATAATCTTTATTTAATCCAGAGTCAGTTAAGTTACCTGAAGCATCTAGAGTTGCTAAGTTATCAGCAACCAGAGGTACTGCTTTATCAGCTTTGTCAGCAATATCAGAGGCTACTAAGAATTCACTAGGATTTTGTCCACCATCTACTAATGAGCCGTCTGCTTGCAGAACAACAATATTACCTACTTCAGCCAAAGATACTTTATCAATCTTGTCTGGGTCATGATAACCAGTAGGTAAGAATGACGAGTTACTATCTCCAGAATCAGTTAGATTACCATTAGCATCAAGACCAGCAAAGTTACCATCAGTAGCTGACAGTACCTTATCGGCTTTAAGTGCATCCTGATATCCAACTTGTAGGAAGTCTGAAACTTTGCTACCAGAATCTTCTAAATCTCCAGTGTTATTAAGACTAGCTAAGTTACCACCAGTAACTGGGACAACTTTGTTAGCTTTATCTTCTAGTAATACTTCTACTTGAGAAAGGCTTGTAGCTTCTGTTGGAGCAGTAGCGTCAAGTACGTCAAAAGGTAAAGTCTCATCTCCAGTACTCTTAGCAAAATAACTTGCAGAGTTACCCTCAAGAGCTTCTGAATTATCTACAATTCCATTTTCATCAATATCGTAGATAGCCTTAGTCATATCCCCAATACCAGTTATTTCAGCAAGTTCTAGACCATCTTCCGTACTCTTAACTACTATTACATCTCCAGCATGACCTTCGTATGTAGATATAGTATCTGTTAAATCTAAGAAAGAACCTGCAGATGTTATAGGCCCAACAATCACACTTCCTGGAGTATTCTCCTCTATAATAATAGTACGTGTAGTACCAGCGTCTGTTACTACGATTGCTGTTTCATTAATAGATACTTCTACAGAACCTTGAGGTTGCTCTGCAGCAATAACTGTCCCTCCGCTAACTTCTGTTACTACTACTGTACTCATTAGTAATTCCTTTCTATTTCAACGTCTCCTCTAAGAAACCTTACAATCTCACCAGTGAGTGTATACTCTGCTTGGTACGTACCTTTTCTACCATCAAATACTACTGTATTAGGAATATTATAAGTAATAGAATTACCATTAATAACTCCAGCATACGGAGTAACTACCCCAACAACCTTAAGTTGCATCTCAGCAGACCCACCTGATAGGTCTACTGCATCCCCATTGTCGTCAAGAAGACTGAAAACAATCTTAAAATCCGCACCCTCTTGTATACATATATCAAAAACTGGTAATTCACATGCCATTTTCTATCCTTTAAAATTAAACTTGAAAAGAATTCTAAAATTCCTTTAAAATTTAAGTAAGTTCTAAGCTAACTTTGGGTATAATAATACTATGAGTTTAATTAATAATTTTACTTTTAATTAACTATTATCTTTCTTATATTTCTTTCCCGCTGAGTGAAATGAACAAGCACTTTTCTATACCTTAGATGAATCTTAAGTATTTTTATTACTTGCTTGTTCATAGTATCACGCTAATTACAACATATGTCTAACTTATCTGTACTAGATTCTGTTCCACATCTTATTAAAGTACTTAGCCCAACAACCAAGTGCGCCACCAGTAGTAACTAATGAAGCAGCACTATGTCCTATCTTGTCTCTAAGACACACAAAGAACTTTCTAGTAGAACAATCCTCATCATGAATCTTACAACAATCACCTATATAAGTTCCGAACCAGTTCTCTGGAAACCACGTACAATAATCTTTCTTCTTCTTCATCTCTTATCTCCTGTTTCTAAATTATAGATTATAGGGAACTGAGTAAAATCCATATCCCTAATCCATACAATTATAAATGAGTTAATAACTCCATGCATCTTAAGTAGAATCTCCTCAAATAACTTAGTTTGTTCCCCAGTAGTATCTTTGAATATGTGATAAGTATACACTGTATCATTCATAAGATTTTTAGGAACAAACTCTCGATAGTCTCCATGTACTAATTCATAAGTACCCAAGGTATTCTTTGAAGTACTATCTATTTCGATAGAAGTGATATTAGTATCATTAGGTAACTTCACGTATAAGTATTCATTAACCCCATAGTCAACTAGATTCTTAATTCCAGTATCCTTTAAGAGTTGAGTGATAACATCACATCTATTCTGTACATCATTACCTTTACCAGCATGCCCAGTCATTCCATCGACGTCTAAAGCTCTGTAACTCTTCCAAGAGTTCTTACTCCAATTACTCATAGTTCTCTCCTGTATCCAAAGTATTTAAATAGTCTCTCATCCTCATCTATCACTAACTTAAGTGACTCTTCAGATGGAGACCAGACTTTTTTAGTTCTGTTTAAGTAAGGAATATTTCCAATACCTAAAACTTCCTTAAGTTCTTCCTTCTGGTCTTCCACACGAAAGGTTGTAGTGGTAAGAACCCCCATCCTGTCAACGAAGTACTGGTACAGTGAACCATTAAACTCTTCTGGTTTCCAGTACGGAACGCTACTTTCAATTGCACTTACCCAACTAGGCTTTTCAAGTCCCGCAAATTCCATCCTCAGTTCCGATAATCGGAGTATCTCAGAAGAGAAGAATCTTTGTAAGTTCGCAGCCCTACTAATAAATAAGTCTATGGAAGCAAAGTCATTAATAGTATAGTCCCATAGGAGTAGTCGCATGAACGGAGGCACTCTACTTCCGTATTCAAATAGCCCTCTGTTAAACGAATACCATGACGTATACCAAGTTAATGGATTTCTAACCTGAGCTACAATATCAAATCCTCTATACTCTTTAGGAAGTTCTTCTAGTATTCCATGGTTTTTTCCAAACAGTATCTTCTTCTCATTACGAATATTATTTATAATTGAAGACCCTCCACATTTTCTAAGATGAAGAAACACTATATTATCAAATACTATCAACGTACCCAAACATTTCAAACAGCTTTAAGTCTGCTTTAAGTATCTTTGCTGAATCTTCTTCGTTTCTTTTCTGTATTCGGAATGTTTCGTTATCTCTATTCAGACGACGCTCTCCAATCCCAGCAATATTCATAACATCAATCAGCTGGTCTTCCATACGGTATATCTCAGACTCCTCAACACCCATACCACTTACCAATAGTTGGTACAAAGTAGGAGCTATTGTATTAGCATCAAGCTTAGTGACATCACCAAGGATAGCCTTAAACCATTGAGCAACTTTATGGTCTCTTAAACTAGCCTTAAATTCTTTTAACTGCTTTGGGTTCTCTCTAAAAAACCGAGGCAAGTCAGTAGCTCTATCAATAAACGTATGGATATTTACCATCCCATCTGCGCTATGCATTAGCATATTGAATGGGTTACTTTGTCTATTACTCAGAAACTGTGCTCTCTTGACCGACCAATTGAACCATGACTCATACCATTCAAATGGATTACGAACTAAAGTTACTTTCCTTAATGCGCGAAACGCAGCAGGGATACTAGTAACAGGCGCATGAGTACTTACAAATTGTATATCATCCCCTCTAAGACTCTGTACTGCATTACCAAATGAAGTTCCAGCACACTTATGTAAGTGTACGAATACGATGTTATCTACTATTAACATACGTGAATCTTATTATCTTCTATAAGCTTATAAATTTCTTCATACCGCTTATCTAGAATATCTTTATACTTTGAGATAGTTTGTGCGTACACTTTAGTTCTATGGGCATTCTCTTCACCCTGCCTAGGAATTTTACTAAGGAGGTAACTAAAGTCCATATCATGAGAAATACCTAGGTGATTTAGGATTGCTCCTGTATCATTTAAGATAGTATCTTTAGTTAGAATTACCAAATTAAGTTCTCCCTTATTATGTCTAGCTACTAAGTCTTCAAACTCAGGCATCATAATAGTCTCTTCAACAGTTTGGCATTTCTCAACTTTCTTACTCCTAAGAGGGTCTTGAGATATATAATGTTTAATCCCATTAACCATTGCATCCTCTGCATATTTAATTGGAGGATAGTTACCTAGAGACCCTCTATGTATGATTGCGTGCAGTCTTTCCTCATAAGGAACTATAGGACATATTACAGTATACTTAATTCCCTTCATATATCCATGAATCGTCTCCATAGGAGAGTCAGTGAATTCATCAGAAACAGATAGAAACGGAGCAATGTAGAATAGCTCATCCGCAGAGTGGTATGAAGGTATATCTTTAATCTCTGATAGCTTATGGGCAGTATACGTTTCAGCACTCTCAGCTCTTTTATTTCCACCACCACCACGTCGATTAGCATTTACATCTGAGTAATGACGAGTAGAGACTTGTTTAAAAACCCTAGCCAGTATCTTCGTATAAGACGCCATCGCATTGTATTTAATTACTACCATAAATACTCCTTGTAATGTTCTTTAATATGTGAGTACCCTCGTATATTTTGCAGTAGTTTTTCCTGCTTTTGTACGTATCCTAACTCTCCTACAGCTAATACACAGTCTTCCAACTCTTCTTCAAGGTGCCCAGCAGTAGCCCCAAAATACGAATCTTCTAAAATATGTATATTACCTATTGTAATAACTCCTCTACCTTGTCTATCAGCAGGCCATGTCTTTTCATAGCTTACTTCATTTACTTCTTTTAGGCGAGCAAAATCAGCATGAGATACTTTTATATCTATATCATTATTATATGGGTACATTCCATATCCAGTGAGTGCTCCAGAACCAACTAGTAAATATGGCTCTTGTAAATCTAAATCATCAAGCTCTTGGTAATGACCCAAAGCACCAAGCCTAAAAGGGTATACAACATCTTGTGGCGGAGCGTACCATATATGAGGATACGGGTAGTTTGGTTTAATACAAATATGACTCTCTTTAATATCCTCTCCTACCTTAACCCTATCCTTTTTAAATTCATCACACATATGCCATGTTCCATCAGGATTCACATGAACTCCATGGGTTTTATGAGGACAACCGTCGAAGCCTTCTTTAGACCTACCACCTTTAACTATAAGTGTGTCAGGTGTATGTCTAATACCGACTCTATAAGATGTAAATTGTCTCCTTGGTTTAGCAAACAATGCTATTACCTCGTCGTCTATAGGGTCATGGTACTTGTCTAATGAAAGAACTACTATAAGACCTATTGTATCTGTTAATTTTATAAGTTTACGTATAGCTTCTTCATCACTACCATTAGTAGTTATATGAATCTTCTTAAACCCTCTAGTATATATAAGGTCTATAATCTCAAATACATCTCTATGTAAGGTGGGTTCTCCACCACCAACAAAGATATATTCATCTTTGGACGCGTAGCTAAGCGCATGGTCTACATCCGCTAACGTCATATACTTACCCTTACTACTATGTACAGCACTTGCTATACAAAAACTACACGTAAAATTACACTTATTTGTTATCTCTAAATACACTTGAATCCTTTTCTTATTACTTGAGCTTTCTGTACTTAAACCTTAAGGCGTACTTACTCCAAAATCTCTCGAACATATAATAGTATATTGTAGCAACTATTGTATCTACGAAAGATATACTTAATGCTGTTCCTATATCTCCTAAGAAGATGTAAGCCACAGCCAATAGTAGTACCAACCGAATTACTCGGTACAGTATTGTTTTAACTATTAACATATTGCACTTCTAAGAACTTGCAATACATCTTCATCTACCTGAGACGATGTGTCTTCTCCAAGCTCTATTGCTTGACGAATATTAGTTCCTGACACATCACCATAGCGAGGTACATGATAATGCTCACAGTCACTATCAGTAAACTTCTCGATAACCATAGGATTACCTTGCACATATACATCGTATCCGTTAGCAAATTGAGTCCAGTCATCATCTATATTAGGAGTGATGATAGTGTTATATCCCTTGCTCTCAAGTAGGGCAATATTCTCAGCAAGACCAACGACATCACCATCGTCAACTCTAAGACCTACAGTTACGTTAGGGCTAATACGCTTAGCTTCTTCAAGAACAACTTTATGTCCTTTATGGAAACCTTGAAAGCGTGCAGGGACTAATACTTTAGGGAACACTCGTTTATAGAAGTCTACAACATCGAATAAGTCTAAACGAATATCGAAGTCTACTCCTGTATAATCTGGATGGAAGTTATCGTTATACCCCTTCGCATCTTTAGGATTGTCACCTAGGTTATGAACCACAATTTGTTTATCATACTTTGTAAGGTACTGCTCTCTAATCTCACGTATAGGGGCTTGCATAGAAACGAACACAGTAAACCCAAGGTCACTTAAACGTCGTGCACGACTAAACCCTAGGTGCATATTAGCTTCACGCCCTTTGAATGCGATATCCATATTCGCTGTCTCAGCTCTAAGTTCATCCCCATCTATTACAAATGAGTCCTTCACATACTTTTCCATGGCTTTGGCTACAGTTGTTTTACCTGCACCAGCCTTCCCTAATAATACTACTATCATCTAACATCCTTTTATAGTTCTATAAGTGATAAATCACCACGACCTTTTGCTTCTTCAATAAGCTTCACTGACTTTTTACGTCTAATTATAATATCTGTAACAATTCTTTCGTATGCAATAGCCTTTTCTATAATTCCATAAGCTACTTTACTTTCAGTAGTATCAAACGCTATTGCCAGACTCTCTAAAATAGATGACCTATAAGTATTATCATCAATATAATTCTGAGCTTCAGTGCGTTGGAATAGCCAAGTCTGCACCTCATGGTCTGGATACCCAGCTGTTAACCCCTTTAATCTTTGGTTAGCTTCTTCAATAATACTAAGAACTTTAGCATGCTTAAGATTAGCTAAACTTTCTGGCACTACAGCTGCAGGACTATAGAACTCAATACCATCTTTTAAAATATCAGTAAGTTCATCAGCAGAGAATAGGCTCATATTAGAATATAGCCTACCACTGTCTCCTCGCATCTTTAAGTACCCTGTTTTTCCATTTACATCTTTATACATTTGCATTCTTAATCCTTACATCCATCTTATTTCAATTACGCCGCTTATACCAGCTCCGCCTACATTTGATAAGTACTGGGCACCACCGCCCCCACCTGCACCAGGGCCTGAACCGGGATCACCACGCCGAGCAGGTTCATTGGTACCGTTGAGTCCACCGTACCCACCATTTCCTAGGTAAGCGGCTCCACCACCCCCACCATCACCAAAAGTCCCGTAGTAATTAGTTATAGCAGCCCTGTCACGATTCTCATCTAGCACATTATCATTTGCCCCTAGACCTGAAGAACCAGGAATATCAGGATGAGCACTACTATTCCACCCTCTCCCTCCGTTCCCACCACCAAAAACTCCTAGGCCAATCTCCGGCCCCCATGACCCACCAATACCACCACCAGCCGATAGATACCCTACAACTGATGAAGTCCCACCAGTAGCACCTACAAAGTCTCCAGCTATTACTGCAGCTTCATTAGTACAACGAATGCCTCCAGCTCCACCACCACCAATAACCATACTTATATTTTGACCAGGAGTTACATCAAACTGGTCAACATTATAACCAGCACCTCCGCCTCCTGCACCTGCAAAATATATTCCAGAATAGGGGCCTGTATCTATATCAGTACCAGCTCCACCACCACCGCCACCGCCCATGACGGCAACAACTATCTCTTTTACTCCTGCAGGAACAACCCAAGTCTGGCTAGATGTCAGAACAACAAAATTAGGCCAAGACTCTATTATAGTAGGGTCTGAAGGTACTAATAGACTAAGAGGAGCTGGATTAATAATATGACTCATTATACTAACTCCCCGATTGATACAGTTGCAACTGCCCCAGTCCATCTAGTAATATGTGCTATGTACGACTTAGTATTTAAGATATCTGGAAGCTCTCCAACAACACTAACCCCTGTTCCTAATACGATAGCTCTATTTGCTCCACCAGCATCTATGAATATTTCACAGACGCCTTCTCCACCTACAGGTAAGTTAATAGTTAATGTTCCAGTAAGAACTCTTGACTTAAGGTGTGAAGTAGCCATATTAGCTGCGATTGTATTACTTCCAAGAACTTCTACGGTAGTAGTATACCCAGCAGTTAAATTAGAAGTAGTGGCATTTTGTACAAAGTCAGCACTATCTAAAGTATCTAGTGTTCCAGCATCAAGGCCAGTACCACTAATCCAAGTTTTCATATTTGCCTGTGTTATATATCTAGTATATGAGTCAGTGGATGCATTAATCCTGAACGCTATACCTACAGTATCTGCAGGAACTGCAGTACCAGTAGCTATATTAGTCTTAATGGTTCTTGCTGAAATATCCGAAGACGAATCACGTTTAACAATAGTGTTAGCTATAGCAGTCTCTGATTCAACAGCATTATTTAATAGCGCACTATCCACAGCCTTAGCATCATCATCAAGTTTACCACTTAGTTCTGTTTGTAGCCCATCTACATTAGCTATAGTATGGTTATGTGAATCGTCAGAAACAGTAACTAAAATATCTACGTCTGATGTACCATCAAAAGATACAGGAGTTGCAGATACATCACCACTAACAGTAAAGCTTCTTGCTGTTTCTAACTTAGTAGCCGAAGGTGCAATATTAGTAGATAGAGTACTAGTAATTTTATCTGCAGTCCACAGTACATTCACACCAGTACCTGCGTCATTTACAGTACGACCTTGTAAAGATGCGACGTTGATTTGGTATAGAGTACTTAGCTCTCCCCATAACGCTCCATTCCATTTTTCGAATCTGTCGTTAACAGTAAACCATCTAACAGTATCTACTGGGAGATTCGTCCCAACACCATCAAACATTTTAGCAGAGTCATCATCTCTTTCTTTTAATTCTGCTTGGAAGTCCGTATATGTACTTCCTAATCCTGGTAGATTCCAATCAGCCATTTAGTATCCTTTCACTGACCAGCTTATTTCAACTGGTGTTGTCATAATCACTCCATTTGAGTCGTAAGCGTATACGTCAAAGGAGGTAGGGGTTGGTACATCTACGAAATCATAGATGACAGTAACAGGTAGAACACCACCAGCAGTAACCGTAATAGAACTAATATCTGAAAAAGCTTTATTGAAAAATACCTCATGTCCTGAACTACTATTAGCAGATACAGTATCTCTTCCAGAATCGTTTATTAGTTTAGTGTCCACTTTTATTCGTAATGAGTTAATAACTACCGCGCCAAAGGTATCACTAGCTAAATCATATCGTACTTTAATATATCTAAAGTTTGTACCATATACTTTTCTTGTATCTACAAAATCAATATATGATATTCCATCTTCTGATACACTAACAGTTAACTGTACAGAAGCTACTGCATCAACTATAGTAATTGAATCTATAATAGTAATAGAAGAGTTCACCAACGTTACTCCTAAATCAAGTACCTCTTCATAAGAACCTATATTCTCAAAAGGACTAAGCCATCTAGGATAACCTGCAGTGACTTGGTCTTGAGGTGAAGCAAAACCATTATTAACGAAGTGTTGCGTGTATGTCTCAGTAAGATTTACAGGCCCTATCAACGTAGTACCATCTGCCACTGTATTAATTTTAGTTCCATCAAAGATACTAGAATAGTCAGCATTAAGTATGTAGTCAGGTGGCTCATTAACACTAGCAATAGTACTATAAGCAATTCCTTTATTACCTGCAGAATCAATAGGCTCTATCCAATATGTAAATATTCCAGCAACACTTTCAAATATAGTTGTAAATGTACCTTTCTTTTCACCAATTAGTTCTGCAGTTTCTAGTAACTCACCCTTATAAATATTAAAGTTAGTAACAGGTAATGAACCCTCAGTAACTTCCCAAGTAAGTAGAACATTATTATCAATAACTTCTGGCAATGCAGTAGTAACTTCAGATAATAAAATAACAACAGATAGCACCAGAGGTGCTGATTCATTCCCCATAGTATCTACAGCATAAATAGTTCCTTGTTTCTCACCTTCCCAAAAGATAGGGACAGTGTAGAAAGTACTAGAAATATTAATATCTATCTCATCATAAACTATTCTAAAATGACTAAATGGGAAACTACCTTTAACAAAAGTAAGGGTAGTCTCCAAGTCAGTTCCAGAAATCTGGTAATACCCTGTTGGAGCTGCAGGAGGTGTTACTAAGATATCGACATCAGTTCTTACTGATGATTTAATCCCATTAGAGTCTATAGCTCTAATACCTACTGTATAAGTTCCAAAAGGTAATGGTTTTGCGTACTTATAATTAGTAGCTTTCAAGTCAGTTACAATAAGCGCATCATCTATTTCAATCTCATAAGAACTTCTATTTACCTCTGTATTTTCTGACCAACTAATAAGTATTCCATCATCAGCAAAATTAGCTTGTACATTTGTAACTCCTGCTGGCCCAGTTTCACTATATATTACTTGAGTTTTATTAAGGGACGTACCTCCAAAAGAGTTTTCCGCCTCTATCTCAAATACATAATCATGTACTACTCTAGTATTACTATATTTATAAGTATTAGCTTTTAATTGAGATACTAGAGATGAGCCGTCAACTGTTATATTGTACAATGCAAAATTACTAAATACGTTATCCCAGCTTAATAAAAGACCATCTGGTTCAATCGTAACTGTAAAATTTTGCACATCTTCAGGAGCATCAACTGTCAATATATCAGTTGCTGGAACTGAGTAGTTACCCGTTGTATCCACAGAATAAAGACTCGCAGTATAACTTCCAGGAACCAGAGGGGACACTAATCTATAGTTAGTAGCTCCAAGTCCAGTAACAAGAACAGATTCTGTAACTGCATCAGCTAGTCTCAGTTCATAATAGCTAAAATCTAAGTCTGTTGTTTGTGCGTCCCAAGAGAAATATGCGCCGTCTTCTGTTCTAGTAGCTGTGAAGCCAGTAGTAGCATCAGGAGACGCACTCTTTCCAAGATATGTATGAGAATAGTAATTTAAATCTTCTACTGCTATTGAAATCCCAAGAGAGTTATATACTTGAAATTTAAAGTAGTATGGAGTGCCCTCAACTAAGTCTAGGCCATTCATAGATAACCTACCATTTTTTATCTCAGTACCTATTAACCTATAGTTAGCCAACGCGTAGTCAGATATATACACATTAACATTTGCAGACTCCTCAGTAGATACATCCCATCCAACATCTAAAAATGGTATAATAGAGCCATCTTGTCTAAGCTCCAAGTGTTCATTAGTAGTTACATTATATACACTAGGAATGACAGGAGGTGCAAATGGTGTTGCTGGTGGAATTATAGTAATGTCATCATTAATAGCACTCTCAACATATTCAGCCGCTTGGATAGTTCTCTCCAACTCAGAGCTTCTCGTAATTGAATTAATACGAAACAGCTTGGTTGCTTGATTAACTTCCCCAAAAGTATATATATCGTACATATCTGGAACTTTAACCATATCTAGTATTTCTAAAGTATTTACAGGAACTTCTACACCTGGATTCGTAACTACCAGCTCTTCTGTAGTATCGTCTTGAAATCTTATAAGTATTGTATATGTTAATCCAGGGTCTAGTATAACAGACCTGTCTAACGAGATAATCTTATTAAAGCTATCAACAGATGTAATCCTTCCACTCTCTCCCCACTTAGGGATATCATGCGAAAAAGTAATAACATCACCAACAGTACACGCGATGCTGTCTACGGAAGCTTCAAATGTAATAGTACGTCGTTGATACTTACTAGTAGCTAATAAATATCTTCCCCAACGATACGCTTCCGCTTCACTTACAATACCCATAGTTCTAATGGTAGATTTTTTACTAATATTTTCTACTGGAAATAGCTCAGGAACTTGTACAGACATTTGGTCATTAGCATAATTTTTATCTTTGTTTAAGAATTGAATCTCAATTTCAGTAGATAAATCCGCTATAGGAGTATACACAGTACTGTATGAGTTTTTTATAATATTACCCATATTAAACATTTGTACAGGAGGAGATGGCTTATCAACTACTACACTATATTTTGTACCTCGTAATAGTGGAGCTGCCCTTCCTGATTTACAAATCTTATCCAAAGCATCCCATAGATTGGTATTATAATCAAAAATACCATTAAACCTGGCACGTGGGATTAGGTCTCCCCTACCGTTGTCTGCAAGCACAATACACCATGTTTCCCAATCTACAAAAGTTTGGAAATCAATATCAGTATATGGAATTGCAGCACCGTAGGTTGTATTAGTTAGTAAATCCCAAGCCGCCCAAGCAGGTATAGCGGAATCTCTATTCCCATAAAACACTCCAGAGTCGTCATACACTTCGATACTCTCCCTAGTTACTAAGGTAGAGAAGTTAGGTGCACCACCACTAATTTGGTCAGTAGCTTTTACATCTATACTTACAGACGCAACTCCTGGATATCTAAGTCTTTCACGAACCTTACCTCTAAATTGGTCCCATATAACTGTATCAGAGCTAGATACTGCCGTAGCATCAGGGTCTAGTTTAGTAATTCTTACCTCGTAATCAATGGAAGAGTCTACAGGAATTACTATATTTCTAGTAATTGCCTTAGTACTGTTACCATGAAGCATAGTAGAATTTGGATATGTAGAGTACTCTGGGTCATTAGCGTACCATCCACCTACTATTGTCTCCTCAACCACCTTAGTTCTACCTGTGTATTGAGTATACGCATTAGGGTATTGAGGGTCTCCAGAATAGATACAAAAATCTGGGAGAATTTCATCAGGATTTGCAGTCCATCTAAATGTACTTTCATATCCATTTGAACAAACAACTTCATATTCTAGATGCCTACCAACAGAGCCATCATCTAACGCAGTTACCCAAGCATCAGCTGACCCACTTTCTCTATACTCTATATTTAAAAAAGCTGTACGTCTAAGAACCTTCCCTGAACTTTGACTAATATCGTATACTCCTGCAGGGGCTTTCAGAATTAGTTCTAAGATATCATACCCTGTACCTGCAATAGTCCTAACTACAGGAGTATTGTAAGCCAATGTTGCACCAATAGTAGTGCTAGTGTTAAGGTTATTGAATAGTATACTAGGTTCCTGCAGTAATTCACCAGTAGAATGTGTGAATCTAACAAGGCCATTAGAAGTTGGGTATTCTGGGCCTTTGAACTCAGTCAATGAGGTGTCATTAAGTAAGACATCAGCTTCTACTATTTCTTTAATAGGGCCATGACACAGTCCTAGTTGTAAACGTAGGTACTCATCACCATCATTATAATCTATAGCCTGATTAATAACATTTCCCGGAAGACGCATAGTTCCGTATAGTATAGGTAGAGGACTACCGATAGTAGAGCCTGTTTTAGCACCATTCCAGCTATATGTAGTACTAGCCTCTATTCCTGCAGAAGTTGCTACAGAAGGAGCATCAGGAGCTAGCATAGAATTGACTAGCATACCTCCACCAATTAAAATAGCTGCTTGTACTGCGTACATTGTACCGTAACCAATAATAGCAGACCCAGAAGCAACACCTGCAGAAAGTCCTGCGGCAGTACCTGCAGGCCCTGCAACTGCAGTTAATGCTATAATAGCTACAACACTAAGAATTTGTTTTCCACTACCACTTCCACCGTGAAGGACTGGTGTAATGATAATATTGTCATTCTTCTGTATGATATAATCTGAAGTAAGTTGCTTACTATTCATAGTAGCCACGTAATCACCATGCATATATAATGCTAGGCAACTACCCTCTTTAACTTTTATAGTATCCCTATTAGCTATATTAGCTGGTTCAAATACATTTTTAATTTTTACAATTGTTGCCATTTATAGCTTCCTTTATACCTTGCAGACCATCTAAGCCCTTTGATACTTTCTATCACCGTTTCTGTACCAGATATTGTATGGATAAACTCATGAGTATTTATCATAAATCCTGCATGTCTAACCACTCCACCAACAGTGAACACTGCGATACTTCCTTCTTGAGGTTCTACAGAATTCCAAACTCTCTTAATATAAAGCTCTTCCATAAAGAAAGAAGAGACTCCATCCTCTATGGCTTTAGTATACATGAAATCTGGGAGTTCCTCTCCATGATACTTGAGGTATAGTTCTTTAACTAACCCCCAGCAATCATAGCCTTTTTCGTCTCTACCATTATCTATAAATGGTATACCTATATATGTAGAATAATCCATTATGATGTATATATCGTGGCATTAACAATACCAGGAAATCCTAGAAATGGTAGCGGGGCATCAGAGGCAAAGTGTGCTTCACAGTCAGCAAGAGACTTCGCACATGAGGGTAAGCCTCCAGAGTAATTACACCCACCAGATTTATAAGTATTTTGACAAAATGTAGTTAAGTACTTAATTCTAGGAACTTGTATTCTTAAGGGATTAGCCATCCCTATTTGAAAGTTTACCCACTCTTGGTCGGAAGCTACAGTAAGAGTTGTGAATCTAGTCACTAGCTCTGGTTCGTTAACTAAGTTATCTACGATAGCTATACCAGAAGTTGGTATATACTCTTTAAGCGTATCGGCAATCTGTCCGCCAAATACAAGAAGTCTAGTATTAATAGCTGTACCGTCAGTAGGGTATATATTTATAGCAACTTCTTCTTCATCTACCCATGTTCCTGACAGTAAGTCTACACGATACCAGCCATTACTGAGAGGTTCCAAATTAATAGTAGCACTTCCAATATCTACAGCACCTGCTGTAAGAACTCCGCCAGTAAAATTAAATACTTGTCTATAGAGTTCTGTTGTCTGAGTAACAGACTGTATTCCCAATCTAAATGCTGTATCAGTATCAGCTTGTTTTAAGTAAATGGAGTTGTTTGGGTTAGTTGCTGCAACTTCACCAGTATTTGATAACACAGAAGAAGCATGTACTCCATCGTCTATAAGTTCATAAGCATTAGTATTGCCAAAAGGGTCTACGTATACAGACGTATCGTCAGTAATAACAGTACAGTTAAATTTAGTCCAATAAGTATTAGAGAACTCCTCACTGTATTTTAAAATATTCTGAGAGTCAGTTGAGTGTACTACTTGTACTAGTACTTCCCATCCGCTACCCAAAGCATCATCCTGCTCTAGGTATCCTTGGATAAGGCGATTAACGTTACTAACTTTAAGAGATAATGTAGGTAATTCTCCTGCAAGTTGTTCAGTAAGCTCTTCAAGCTCAAATGGGAATGCAGCATAAAGCTCCCCGTCCCTAATGATGTCAGAAGTATTAGAACATATCCTTATTTTGGTAAGTGTATCTGGGCTAGTTAAATCTAATAGAATTAACCAACTCCCAGTATCAATCAACTTATTTTTTATCAGCAAAGATGCTGAACTAAGAGATAACATATTATACCTCTCTTAATTGGAACGTTAGATTATATATCTGGTACATCCCACCTACAGCAGGTATCGTAGGGAATTGAGAAAAACGTACTATGTATGTAGTATACTCAACAGGATTAGTTGCAGGAATAGGTTGGTCATGGTTTGCCCATGTAAACGCTTCAGCACCTCGTACAGTACGTACGAAATCTATTACTAAATCCTTGTCGTCTTTCTGAAGTACCTCGTATGAGATATCAAAAGTAGCCCTATCTCTAGTAAACTTACTTCTAACTAATTCAAAACCTGACTCAAATTCTGAGTTGATACTTGAATTCTCGATTGTCTCCTCTAGTGTAGTTGGTGCTACACTTAGTATTGGAAATGTTAGCATATATAATCCTTTTAAATATTCTTTAAAGCTTTTCTAAAGTCAGCATTATAGTTAAGTGCTTGTAGCACTATACTAATAACCTCTTTTCCTTTATCATCTTTTCCTCTGAGTACCTTTCCTACATCCATTGGCATTCCAGACTCATTTATAATAGTAATCTCGGTATTACCTGTACCAGATTCTGTTCTTCCAGATATTTCAGCTTTAACTCCTAAGTCTCCGCCAATTCTAGTAAGTGGGAGAATTGCTTCTGGCCCAGCTTCCCCCATCAGTCCAGTACTCCCATCTGTTTGCCCGAATCATGTAGGTCTTCTAACAATACCACCAGTAGCATATCTCTTATCAGGACCACTACCTGTAATAACATTACCATCAGCACTAGCAAAGAAAGAAGAAGCAATACCACCTATTCCACCACCACCAGCCATTGCCGCTTTAAGCGATTCAACTAACGGTTGGATTATAAGAAGTTGTAAAGCTATCTTAATAAGGCCTTGTCTAAAACCTTCAGCAGCATCTTTCCATGAGTCAACTCCTTGAGTCATATCAAATAATGCATTACCTAGCTGGTTACCAAGTAGGTCTGCAGTCCGAGTCATAATTTGGAAATTAATATCAAGACTTTGTGATTGTTTCACAAGTAACGCATCCTGAGCTTCGTACTCTCTAGTAATATCTGCTTGGATATCTGCAGCTGCCTCAGGGTCAGTAAGTTGTCCACCTGCGATTTGTTCTTGAAGCTCTTTCTCTTTTGCAATCCTATCATCTATTAACTCCAGTCTTGCAACCGCTACGGCCGTTTGTCTAGAATCCTGTGTAGATATAATAGAGAATGTATTTAGTGCTAGCTCTGCTTTCTTACGTTCTAGCTCTGCAGTAAACTTCAATTCATCTTTAAAAATCTGGTCGTTCTTAACTTCTTGAACTACTATCGCAGACTTACTCTCAGCTTCTCTAAGTGCGTTAGTGAATGCCAACTTAGTCTCAAGGATTTCTATTCCCTTTTCGTCTAATCTTATCCCTTCAAACGCTGCTTGTACCTTACGGTTAGCGGCATGCAGTTCTGCTTCGGCTATAGATACTTTATCACCAGCTTTTATTGTAGACTTCTCTTCTACTAATAAGAGTTTAGACTTAGCATCAACCACCTTTAGTGTCTCCGCAGCCTCTTTAATAACTGCTGTATTGATAGCAGTATGGATTCTCTCTATCTCTGTGGCTTGTACGGCGTTAGATTTTAGATGCTTTCTTACAGACTGTATACTACGTATTTTCTTATTAATAACAAGAGTCTGAGCATCATTAGCCCCAACTAGCTCTTCCTGTAGTCCCTTCTCCCGTTCAAGTAGTTCAACATGAGTCTTAAGTATTCCTGATGTAGTAGTCGCACTAGTATTTATTCCATCGAATATATTACCAGCAGCATCACTACTAGTAATTTTATTAATAATATCTATAGTAGCAAGTACAGAAGAGTTTATGGCTTCAAATGGTGCACCAGCTTTTGCTGCTGTAATCTCTCCAGCTTTAGCAAGGTCTAAGACAGCACTTGTAAGGCCTTTTGTTATCTCAACAGAGTTAGCAGTTAATGCTGTAGTCTTAGAGACCTCTTTATGGTATTTACTTCTACCTTCCTTAAGCTCGTCATAACTAACTTTTAGCTTCTCATTAGCATCTACCTGAGATTTTAATCCAAGCTTAGCTTTTTCTAATTGGGCTGATAGTACAGAGTACGCACCACCAGACTCATTTGTAGCGTTCTTAGCTTTGGTCAATGACTTAACTAAATTTTCTTGCTGTCTAATAGCTTCCTCAGCCCTCTCAATATTCTTTGCAGCAGTATCGTCTACAACACCCTTCTCTATATCGAGGCCTCTCTGAGCTATAACTATCTTTTGTTTTTCAAGAACAAGAAGCTTTTCAGTAGCTTTAATTTCTTTCTCATACGCTTTAAGTCTTGAAGCTGAGCCAGCCGTAGCTGCACTCTCTTTTAGTTCTTCTAACTTTAGATTCAGTTCTGTAGCATTACTTAGTGCTTTCTCTCTTCTGATAAAGTCATTAGCTGCTGATGTTCCGTTGTTAAAGAATGTTTCCATTAATTGAATACTAGTAGCTAATCCACCAACAACACTATCAATAGCGCCAGACACATGTAAGAACTCATCCAGTCCTACTACTGTACTAGCTACACCAGCCTTAAGTCTTTCCCAATTTGCTACATAACCAGATAAGATAACATCAGCGGCAGCAATACCATCATGAGCCCCATCTACAAGAGTCTTAATATTAGAACCAACGCCCTCAGCTTGTTGTCTTAATAGAGCTAGTGAGTTACGCTGTAGTATATCCATACTTGAAGTTACTCTATTAAACTCTTGTCTTGTAAGGCTAGCTAGTTTCTTTCCTAAATCTACCAAAGCCTTATTAGACCTAACACCACCTGCGGCTAGTTCCTCTTGGAAGTTACCTTGAACTATACCAAGTTCATTGAAGAATGTACCTATGGCAGGAGCACTATCTAAAAATACTTTAGTTAATGAACGAATCTGTGTACCAATAGTCGATGCGTTAACACCAGCCTTAGAGAACTGAGTAGCAAGAGCAGCAACTGCATCGACAGTAAGACCTGCAGCATCAGCAGCAGCTAAGGCGAAGTTTGAGAATGTTTCAATATCTTGAGTTGATAAGCGAGACTCATTTGCCATGAATGCAAGTTTATCTGCAAGACTCTCTACAGTTTCTCCAGCTTTACTAAAAACTTCTATATATGAGATAAGAGCACCAGATGTAGAATCTAATGTATCTCCAGTAATCTTTGATAACTTAATAACAACTTCAGTAGACTTAATTAAGTCTTCCTGAGCGATACCAGCACGTCCTAATAGGATAGCTGATTTATTAATCTCTTCAACAGTACTACCAAACGCTTGTCCTAAATCAATTAATTGTTTCTCTAGAACTCGTGCCTTACCTACTGATAAATCCTGGATTACTGCAGCAAGGGTTCTTGAAGCGGTATCGAACTCTACAACAGCAATCGCGCCTTCACGTAGCGCATTGGTAACTGCAAAAATACCAGCAGCAGCAGCAGCGTACTGAGCAGTGTTAGATATTTTACCAAGGAAAGACTTAGAGGTAAGACCTTTCTGTGCCTCCTCAAGTTCTTTTACAGCTGCGATTTGTTTTTTAGTAGCTGAAGTAGTACCATTCATTGCTAGCTCTAACGCTTTACCTTTATTCTTTGCAGCATTCTGACTAACAGCTAGTCTATCAAATGTACCTGTTGCCAGCTCATTAGCTCTTGCTAACTTCTTAACAGCCTCAGCCCTACGTTCTGCAAGTCTATTAGCTGCCTCATCTCCAGAAGATACTATACCACCCTCTGTAGGAATGGCAATAGCTCTAGGGGCAGGCTTATGTTTTTCAGCATTGATTTTCTCTATTGTACCTAATCGAGCTTTCTCAATACGTAGTAGTGCCTCTTCCCCACTAATTACCTTAGCAGCATTACCTACAACAGATGACTTGCTTCTAACAGCTTCTATTCGCTCTAAGTTAACACGACGCTCTTTCTCAATACGTAATAGCGCTTCTTCACCACTAACTATATTGGCAGTATTCATAATAACTGAAGTTCTGGCACGAACGTCTTCCAGTCTCATAAGGTTAGCTAGACGCTCCTTCTCAATACGTAGTAGTGCATCTTCACCACTAACGACTTTAGTAGTATCACCAATCTGTCTAATTCTGAGTTCTGTAGCTTTAGATGAAGCCTCATCAATAGTAAATACGTGTTCATACTCAATCTGATATTTCTCTGCTGGTTTGCCTTGGATAGCCATGGTTAGTTCCTAATTATTATTTTTCTTCTTGACTCTCATAGTAATTCTTAATCTCTTCCACTCTCTGGGAGGCAATCATAAAAAATACTGTTTGATTTCTTATACCTCCTTCTTCTGGAAGCAACGCTTGTTTTCTATACCTATAAGCTTCTACAGCCTTACTTGTTACTGAAGGGTCTGCTGTACCGATAGGACACACTTTAACTACTCCACCATATACTGGGTATGAGATATGTATATCGTGGTCTTCTACTGGTAAGAACGGACAGTTACGTGACCTATCCATACGCCTTCTTTGGCATGTGTTACAATCCCAACTCTCATCACTAAACCTAGGATTGAGGATAGAGTGTAGCGAGCTATCTAAAATGTTTAACCACTCATTATTATACATCCCAATCTCAAATATAAAATCCAATAAATCCTGAACGATATCAAAAGGTAATATATCTATAACTTCAGAAATTGATGGCCTATTGCCGTCTTTATCTGTTACATTACTAAAATCCTCAATACAGTGCTCTAATAAAGCTCGCTCTACGCTATCGGAAAATACTCCATCAATTTTTTTAATGTCGTTAGTTAACTGAAATAATGATAAGAAATGGTAGGGGAATGTTTTTATTTTGAAGGTTGCTGGGGAGGTTGAGTCACGTTCGGACTTTGGTGTGTAGTGTAAAGATGTTGTAAAGATGGACGGAAGCATTAAGCTTCCTCTGCATCAAAGTATAACTGGTATAAACTAGGGTCTCTAGATATAGCAGCAATCGCAGTTGAGATTTCTGTGATATACTCGGTAGGGATACGTCCAATAGACTCTTCGGAAGCTAGTCCATGAATATCTTTCTTAAGGACTAAATTTTTACCTGAAGCATCCTCGATACCTTCCCATGCTTGTAGTGTTTTCTGAACTACTTTAAATGCGAAAGAGCCTGAAGCCAGATAGACAGTGTCTTCACCTTTTTTAACTACAACTGAGTCTTCTAGTTCCAATAGGTCTTTAGAGTTCAGTGGTTTAACATGAACAAAGAAAGGCTTCTCTTCCTCTTTCTGGTTTTTTGGGATATATTTAAATCCCTCTTTTGGGATTGTGTTCACAATAATTGCCATTTACTTTTCCTTTTAGTTGAATTAACAATCAAGAAGCCCGAAGGCCTCTCTCAGTTACTTCTAGTTTGCGAAATAAAGAGTCAATGCTCTTTCGTTACCTTCACAATCAGGTGACTCAGCTTCATAAGTTACTTCATCATACAGGATACCTGCATCATCAGTTCTTACAACATTTGTAAATTTTACTTGAGGCATAAACACACCAACAATAACAGGAGAAGTTGAATTACCATCTCTCATTTGGATATGCATAATACCACGAGTTGATTCAACAAGTGCGTCGAAGTTATTTGTACCTACGTACTCAGTACGGAATGTACCACCAACAGTCTTCTCAGTTCCAACTTTATTAGTAATACCATCAGTTGTAATAGATAAGATATCAGTGTTAGTTGTACTAATCTGAACATTTAAATCTTGAGCATTGTAAGGTACATCAAGTACAGTTACAGTTGCATTCTTACCAACTACAGGAGTTAGTGTTTCACAACTTAATGTTGGGTCAGCAGCTGGTGTATCAGTACTTGAACCTGCACCACTTAGTGAGAAGTCAGCAGTAGCAATAGCTCCAACAGGAAAGTTAAGATTAACTGAATCAACCATTACACCAAGGTAATCGTAATCAATTGCATCTTGCGCAATAACTGTAGGAGTTAAATGCTCACGAACCATTAAACTAAGAACTGGGTCATTAGGTCTTGGTAAGACATATGAAACTACTTGTTCAATAGTATCAGCAACTACAGGTGTAGCACCAAGTGCTGGTGTACATACAATGTCAAGCCCAGTGATAGATACGATAGCAACAAATTCATCAACAGCATTAGCTGCGCGTTTTACTTTAAGCATTGCTCCTTGTCTTAGTCCAGTAACATCAGATACAGTAAAGTTGTTTGCGTCTGCAGCTGCAGTGATAGTTTCACCAGCAGCAGTACCAGCAAAGTAAACTCCAATACCGTTTCTAAATAGATTATCTCCATTAATTCCAGATACTAAGTTATCTTCAGAAAGTTCAACAGTTACACTACCTGAACTTGTTTCTTGTCCTGCAATACCTGCAAGTTTGACTAGCGAGTTTCGTAAAACTTCACGCTCGATTTGTTCAATATCAACTGACATATCACCTGCTGTAAAATCGAAATAATCACCATCTGTGATAACTCCTCCAGCTGCGTATGTAGCTTCTTCAATCGCAGCAATACTACGACCCCTAGTTAAGTATGCCATAAGGTTCCTTTAAGTTTTAATTTTATTTTGTACAGTCTAAGCGAATAACCGCTTCGACTAGTAATGTTGCCGACCGATAAGGTGTTTCTCCATGGTCAAAGTTAATAGAAACTACATCTCTATTAATTACAGTTGACCATAGTTCATTGTCCTTAAGGATATCATTCTCAAGTTCGTCAACTATGTCAAATAATCTTAATTTATCGTTCTTACAATTTGCAAGAACATGTACATTAATTAAGAATGTCCGCTCATAGCCATCTCTCCCAGTGCTGCTCTTATTCAGAGAAAACAGCACAGTCTCTAGTGATATGTCAACTAACACATCACCAGTAGCCTCGGAAGTAGATTGAAGTTCATTTATAGAAACTAAAGGTTTAAGCTTACTAACAATAAGGATTGCTTTTAACTCTGTTAATACTTTCTGTGTTAAGTACGTAGCCACGCGTCCCTCCCTATTTCTGTTTCATGGTATTTAGCCATAATTTTTGTCATACGTTCGTCTAGTGATTCATAGATTCTTCTCTGATATCCACCGTATTTCTTGTAAGAATTCTCTAGGATTTTACTGTAATCTACTCCATTAGCGTTTTGGGTTCCAGTAAACTGTCTACCCCAACCAGCACTAATAACTGATTCCTGCCTACGAGTAACATAAGTTCTATGCTTCAAGCTTCTCTCTAAATCTCCTGAACAACGACCAGGAAAACTAGTTTCATTTGGAGTACCACGGTCAGCATAACAAGGGCCAGATAATAAAGTCTTAGCTTCTAATCGCCAAGCTTTAGCAGTCTTCGAAAACTCTTTAGATAGAATCTTACGGAGTTTTACTGATGCATCTTTTTGTACTCTTAAAGCAATCTTAGTAATTGCTATAGGTCCACCTTTCATAGGCTTTCTACGCAGAGCCATTACAGTATCACAGGCTCAATAGGTGAGTACATACGATACGTACTTGTAATCATACTAGGAAGCTTAGGCTCTCTGTACTTTACAGTATTACCGCCAGAATCTTTAACACTATCTACGTTATCAGTACCTTTAGACTGAACATCGAATAGATGCTTAGCATGCTTGAAGATAGCGTATTGTAAATCTTCAGGAGGAATAATAACAGTAGTACTTGTGATGTCTGAGTAGTCTATATAGTTATCAATATCTATAGAATGTACTTTGAGCATGTATTGGAATATAGTCCGTAGGATAAAAGAGTATGCTTCCTGATTAACATCAGATACATCCATTACAGCTTTAAATGTTCCGAATGTAAAAGTATTCATCTATTAATCCTTTTCTGGTGCAATAGCTCTCTTAGCTCTTTTTCTTTTAGGCTTAGGAGCTTCTACTTCTACTTCTACTTCTACTTCTACTTCTGGCTCTTTAGTAATTTCTACTTCTTTTTCTAAAGACTCAAATGCTAGTGGAAATGTTTGAAGCATGTAATTAAATGTATCTTCTAAAAGAGTATACTCTTCTCCTGATTCGAAACGGTGTCCCTTAGAATGTAAAGAACCTTTACCAATATATTTTACTTGCATGAATTTCCTTTATTTTAAATTCCAAAGAAAGACCCGAAGGCCTCTCTAGGAAGTTACTATACTTCGATTAAAGTTGGTACAGATAAGACAGTCTTCTGAACAACGGCATCAAATTCAAAGGCAAGTTCAAAGCCTTCAGATTCTAAACCATGACCAAGAGCTACTAGTCCTGCTACTGCAACAGCTCCATCAGCAACGATAGGAGTCCAGCCAGCTACTGCTTCTGAATGTCCTATATAAACGTTGTTTAATCCAAGAGCACCAGTTGAAGTTGCAAGAGTAAATCCTAGGTCGTATGAAAGACCTTCACGAACAGTTGCACCAGTTCCAAGTCTAACAATTACTTTCTCGCCAGGAGCACCAGCTTCGGTAATATCAAGAGTGAAACCTCCAGATGTTACAACTAGTGTAGCAATTGAACAAGCACGGTCAAGAGAAGTACCAACAACAGTTAAGTCGCCGATAATCTCTTGCCCTTTAACAATTGCAACACCTAGGTCTGTGAAACGAGCAGCTTGGTTAGCAAGAATGTAAACTTCATCTGCACTTTCAACAACATGGCCTTCAGGGTATTGAACGGTTTTATATTTATAATCACCTTCTAAGGTATTACGGATTGGCATTATATTTCTCCTTTAAATTTGGTTAACTCAATAAAGACTTCCTAAGAAGACTCTATGAATCTAATCCCAAGTGGGACTAGATACGGTTTACGTTAATACCAGCAACGATATTCTTACGAGTTGCATCAATAGCAGCAGGGTCAGTATCAAGGCGGTCAAACTTAGAGTTAAAACCTACACGTACAGAACCAGTGTTGATGATGTGTTGGTTAACAATGTTACGGTCAATTTCCATTAACGGCGTACCAGTTGCGTAATAAACACAAGTCTCTTTGTTTACCATATACACAGCAGATGTAACGTTGTTTCCACCAGTTGCATGAACAACACCAGTAGCATCAACAACAGGTAAATAAGGAGTCATGATAACAGGGATATTAAAGATTGAATCTACTGGAGAACCAAATAGAGTCGCAGCACCTGCAGCCTTATCACGAGTCAAGAATGAAGGCATCATACGAAGTTGATTGTAAGAGTTTTGGTCAACGATAATAAATACGTTACCCATTGAAACTTCTAAATCATCTAGATATACACCACCAAGTTCTTGCATTGCAGAGATATTCTTTAACCAGTCAGCTTCATCTAGTGCAGCTCCACCAAAGTCAACAGTTTGTTTACCAAGACCTAGTTTACGAATACCTTTGAACGCTTTCTTGAAAGAAGATGCAGCAACACCAGAATCCATGTGAGTAGCAGTATTATCACCAGAAATTACAGCTTGTTCAATTGCACGAGCAAGAGCGTCAACGATTCCGTTACGTACTTCAGTTGCAAGGTCAATAAGTGCATCGTCTAGTGCTTCGTAAGATTTACGAACAACAGCCATACATTTAGATACAAGGTAAATCATTGTGATGTAGCTTTCTGCCGAGTCAGTCCCGTCATTAGCTTCACCAGTTAAGAAACCTTCAATACCGTGAGTAGCGATTGAATCGTACTGACCAGGAGAAGTAGTCTTAAATGGGAAAAGCTTAGTAATAACTAAACGTTCTTGGATATCATGCCATAGTGAACCAGTAAAACCAGTTGGTAGTAATTCAGCAATATCAGTTGTAACACCAACAGCTTTAATTCTACGGTCAAGTTCTGCATGCTCAGATTTAAGTAATTCCTTACCACCACGGATAGATTTAATAATCATTCCAATTTCTGCAGTACGTTGTGCTTCCATAGGAGCAGATGCTTCAGGAGTAGCAGCGATTGCGCCAGCAGCAGAATCGATTTCAGTTTTCATTGATTTAATAGCGTCAGCTACTAAAGATTTAAGTTTAGACATATAAACTTCCTTTGTTTTTTGATTAAGGTTGGGAGCGAAGGCTACTAAGCGCCTTCGTTGGATTCTTTCATTAGCTCTAGGTACTCAGCTGCTACATCTGCAACAATCTTTTCCTCAACAGCGTCTGAAAGAGTAGATACGATTTCGTACACTTTTTCTAAGTCATCCTCAGATAGTGTCTTCACATCAATACCAGACAGGAACTCAATAGTATCAGCCATATTAATAGGCGTAACTTCAGGCTCTGAAACTTTTTCTACTTTCTCTTCAATGTCGATAGTAGCTTCTTTCTCTTTTGGTTCTTGTTCTTCCGAAGTCTTTGAAGGCGCTTCCTCTTCCTTAGTTTCTGGTTCAACTACTGGTTCGATAACAGGCTCAACGACTGGTTCTACTACAGGTTCAACCACTGGTTCGATAACAGGCTCAACGACTGGTTCTACTACAGGTTCGATAACAGGATCAACTTCTTTTACAATTTTATCTTTCACGTTTAATACCTTTTCTGTGACTGATTTCTTCATTAAACAACCTAGTGTATCACATAGGTTATCGTTATCTGCTTGTAAAGCTTCTCTACTAATAATTGTTTTAGCACTTAACGAGTCGGCACTTTTAATGACTTGTGTACTAAACGTAGCAGATGCTAACGCAGGAGTTGAGACCACAGATAATTCAAACAAGTAACTCTTAGATATCTCTAAGTATGTTGAATCGTCTTGGTCTATCATGTCGATGTCTTCAACCATAAGTCCTACCGAGAAAGAGTTAAGCATTCCTGCTTTCACTGCTTGGTACACATAATTGGTTAAATCGTCACCTGGGAGTTTTTTCAATTCTGCTGTTACAAATAGACCCTTTGAATCATAGGCAGCGGTTAGAACCTTACCTACAATCTTCGCTTGGTCATGTTGAAATAGCAATGGAATGTTCTTAGTTAATAAACGGCTAACATCAATTCCATACTGGTTGATTGTCTCTCCGTCTAAATCTATGTCTCTCATCCCATTATCACTGAAGCCTCTTGATGCGTAACCAGATAGATGTAAAGTAGGAAGTTCATCTTCCATACCCGGCATCTCTTTGATTGCGTCTAACTCAAAAGTCTTTTTCAGCTTAATTGGTTTGTCTAAGTGCATACACACTCCTTATTGTTATAAATGATATTATACTATCCCGTACCAAATTCTGTTAAGCATCTGCTGGTTCGTTATCTGCACCACCAGTTGCTCCAGAACCTGTACCGTCTTCGTTAGTTCCTGCCACTTCGGCATCAGTTCCTTCCTCAGAAGTCTCAGCTGCAAATAATGTATCCTTAACCTCTCCGTAGTTTTCAATAGCTACAGGGGTAGAGGATAGTAGGTAGGCTGGTAAGAAGTGTAAGTTAGCTTCTTCAGTATCAAGTGGTTCAAGTTCAAGCTGCTCTCTAGCTTCATTAATAGACAATAGTCCTAGCTTATAAGCTTTCTCTGTGATAGCCATTTTTGTTTCTAGTGAATCGTGTAGGATATCAATATCCTCAAAGTTAAAATCTACAATAGCGTCTTTTAACTTAAGGGTTGTACGGAAGTACTTAGTCATCTGATGAGCCAGTGATTTAAATACAGGTCTAATCTGAATCTGGAAGAATATCTGACTAGCTTTAACAACAGCAGCATCTGATACGTAACCATCATAGTCACCAAGTAGGTATGCTGGTAGACCGAATGATTTCATAATTATAGTATTGATATTGATATAGGTTCTTTAGGACTAAGAATCACAGAGTCTTTAGAACCAGATTCATAGAAAGCCTTCTGATTAGTAATCATACCTGATTGTAGTAATAGCATATCGTTAAGAGGTTTAAGTCTTGACATAGCGTATACCAAGTTAGTAAGGTCGATTGTATTATTAACATAGATAACATCTTTAGGTGCGAATTCTATTTCACCACCATCTTCACTAGAGTATGTAAACTTATCTATAACAGCACTCTCACTGGCGTCAATCTCGAACTTAGCTGGGTCATAAGGATAGAAGTTAATAAACTTACTAGGCCCTTTCTCTGCAATAATTACTGCAGCACCCTGTGTGAATATACTTGCGAATACTTTACGAATCCAGTCAGCCTGAGAGTCAAGCTCATTAATATCATAGACTAAATCTACATTCTTAATCTTAAGAGGCTTACGCTCACCTTTAGTATTCTCCTTAACTACCTCAATAGTAGCCATAGATGCAATGTTAGCTATAGTACGAATAACAGCATCCAAGGACTCAACTGATTGCACGAATGAGTTATACGATTCTGAATACTCCTTAGAGCCTCCATCAATATACGCACTCACATCTTGTTTAATGGTAGGATTCTTAGTAGAAATCCCTAAGAACTTTTTAGTCTTTTCAAACATATTAACCCTTTATCAAATATTCTAGTTTATAAACATACGACTCATGGTCAGTTATGCTCATATCTAGGATTAGCGGGATTTCTCCATCCCAATCTGCAGAAGCTACAGTGAACTCAAATAGGTATGTAAACTTACTAAAGTCAACAACACTTACTACTGTTGGTAGAGTCGTAACTACACGACCATCGCTTGTAGATAACGTACTAGTAATAACTGCTGGAGTATCTAGGACTAGTACATCTATAATTTCTAACTCTAATTTATAGAGTACATCTACTTCAATTTTCTTCTTATTACTAGTTAATGTTCTAGCTACAAATTCACTTCTATCGTAGAAGCTTGATAGGTTTCCCATTTAATTTCCTTTATGATACGACAATAGAGCCTGCGGCATCTTGTCGAAAGTGTGTGTATATACAATAACGTAACGCTGCAATTAAATCCCAGTGATGGTCTTTAGCAGGAGGTGGTTTAAATAAATCACCACTAGCACTAGTAGAACCAGAACCATTCTTATACTCTACATTAGAGACTTGATGGATTAGGTCTGTTAGGTTTTTATTAATGTACAACTTAGGTTTCTTATTCATACCCTGTGGTGCCATCAGGTCATTTAAGCACTGAAGCCCTGGAGCAACTTTATTGTTAGCCTTACTTATAAAGTAATTATAAGTACTTGATAGGTCAAGCATTGTTTGGGCAGCTGAAGGGTCACCGTAACGCCCTACGTTAGGCCCACTGAACCTAGCATCTTGAGCCTCAAAGTTATCTAGGTGTTTCTTGGTAGGTAACATGTTCTGCATATAAGCATCAGCTATATAGTAGTCACCGTTGCTAGAAACGTATGTAGTAATCATTGCTGTACTATCTGATAGACCCCAGTCATAGCCCGCGATGGTCTTAACACCCTTTAGGTCAATCTCATCTGGGTCATATAAGTTAAGCTCTTGGTTGAACGCATGGAACACCCCAGAACCTGTAGATACCCACTCCGCCAGAATCTCTTGTCTATACGTAAGCTCAGGTAGGATATCCTTCTGGTCTTCCAAGTACTGTTTAGGTAGCAATGGATTACATGTAGATGGTGACTGATACGACTTGTAATTTGAGTACTTATCCTCTCTGAGGAATAACTCATGGAACTCTGTGTTCTTACCACGAGGAGTCCCTAGGAATACCATATTAGCATACAGCTTTCCATTATCTCTAACACCGTAATCCAGGAGCATCGGTCCTAACTCTTGGTTAAGGATGTCTAAGACTCCGTTAACACTCTGAGTCTCATCCACAACAAGTAAGGAACATCTAGAACCCAAAGCGGAACTAACATTGGTTGTAGTATACGAACCAAATGCAGCACCATTATCTAATGTAATAGTAAATGCCCCTTTATTAATTTCAGCTACTGGTAGGTCTAACTGTTTGACGTACTTAAGGACTTCTTTAAATAGAATCTTACTATTCTTATAAGAAGGTGTAAGTAATATAGTGTTAGAGAAAGGTATTAACATCTCTCTAAGTACTATTAATGATGTTGAAGCTGACTTACCAGAACGACGACCAAGACAAACAACAAAGCAGTTAATGTGGTCTTTGTTGTCAAAGTCCTCAACGATGGGTGCTTGTCCCTCGTGTGGTGTCATATCAACTAAATCCCACACTTTTCGTAGTGAAACCTTGTTAGAAACCTGTTGATATGTCTGTATTTCTTTGTTTATAATCATTTATTTAAGCCTTTTAACTAACTTATACACTAGAATTCTAGCTATTCCGTACCAAATTCTGTTATATTTGTACAAATTCTACAATTCTTTTGTAATTTAAGGAGGTTTTAAGGTTGTTTACGTTATAATAACGGTAATAAAACAAAGGATATACCATAGAAACTTCATTAATTAAACGCATTAGAACGAAATACCACTCAGGTTTGTACTCAAATACTGAATTAGTTGTTGAATACGCACCACTTGTAGGAGCAATCAAGCTTATGAAAGCTATATCATACCAAATAGAGCCTGAGGTATGTGCTGATATGCGTAGTAGAATCAAAGATATGCCTGCTGTACATGAGATACTATCTGACTACCACAAGACTTTACGTGTAGCTTACGTTACAATAGAGGACTCAGAGATGGATAATGACTGGAGAGATAAGCAGTTTAAGGATATTAAGGCGAAAGCTAAGGACTTAATGATTCATGAACTTAGATGGTACCCATGGGTTACGCAGAGTTTCCTTGATAAGGCCTACCACGAATAAAGAATTCGTAAATTCTATAACAGAAACCCGTACACATACCTACTATATATTCTATAGGTTACGGAAAGCAAAAACAGTATTTACTACATAGAGACAACGAGGAAAGTACTACTAGAATCTAAGGTTTACTTAAGATTCAACTAGGATACTTACTTAGAATTATACCAATAATATGAATTTATAGTTGGGCAAAATTAACAAAGGCACAAATTGACAAAAACATGTTCTTACTGCAAGCGTACCGATAATGACATCAAAGTATTAATGAAAGACTACACTAGAAAGAACGGTAGTATTATTAACAGATGTAGAAGATGTGATACACTATTGGTGTTGATTCGTAAAGATAAAACACAGGCAACTATTGTAGGAGAGCATAGGTCATTACGTGAGAAGCCAAAAGCTTTAAAGACGTGTGACTGTTGTGGGCATAAGGCTCATACCTTCAGTAAGCTACAAGAAGACTTCAGAAGGTTTAGGAATAACAAGAAGCCTAGTTCGTTTGTAGCCATATGTAAGCTATGTGAGAACACAGCCACTATGGTGCTATCAGAGCTACAATATATAGCTAGAGAAGGGGGTAGCATGCCTAGAGGTTCTAAAGCCTACCACGAGCTTCTTACGACGTTATTTAGCCTTAATGGGTTTAAGGAAACTCCTTTAAACTCTTGGGGTGAACCAGTAGACCTTATGGCATACCAAATGAACTTCTGTATGTTGAATGGCCGACCTTTAGCCACATCAGCAGTTAGTATTAGACAGATTAAAATCAATGCGGGTTACATGCCCAAAGAAGAGAATAGGAGCAATGAATGCAAGAAGTAGTAGGAGATGAGCTGGTAACAGAAGACTCAAAGTTGATACCATCGTTCACAAAGTTAGAAACAGACATTATAGAGAAGACATTAGAAGGACGCTCTATTAAACAAGTGGCTATTCAATATCAGGTACCACAAACATTCGTAAGGGCTCTTCTTAATAGACCTAAGGTTAAAACCTATATGAGAGACATTAAGGAAGTTGTAGCGGCCAGCACTCAGCTTAAACTACAGCAAGTACTTACAGGTGTTCTTGAAGCACAGATGGATAACGTAGATAGCCTAGATGAGTTGACTCGTAAAGACCCTTTGGAAGTTATGAGATTGCTTGCTGATATTAGTAACCAGATTATTAAAGGGCAGGAGCATGCTGAAGAGACTGATAAGTATGCTAACATCCTTAGTAAGATTATGAAATGAAAATGTCTATGGTCGATGTGCCTAACTATACGGCAGAGCAAATGGAGTTAGCACAAACTCCTGAGATACGCGAGCAATTAAAGAAGTTTGTTAAAAGCAACTTTAAGACCTTCTCGCTTGGTGACATGTCTCATGTACTAGGAATCCATCCTGATGTACTGATAGAATTACTTCCATGGGGTAATACTCGTAAGGACTTAGTTCAGCATAACACTAATATGGTGGTAGTTTTACAACCTTTAGACAGCGCAAAGGTCGATGAGGTTAAGTTTAGGGAGGGTGAGATTTGACTCGTAGAGAAGAAATCCTCTATGAAATTAGAATCCCACCGTTAAAGTATGGTTTGCGGGTTGACTCCTATAAGGCAGCGCTGAGTCATCAACCATGGCTCCTCAATGAACAGTGCAAGGAACAAGTCTTGTGTCTACATTGTGGTGATGGGGTTAATGTTTATAGGCATCGTTCTCGCACACAGAAGGTTAACACTCTGGGTTTATCCACAAGGTTCTCTACCTATATGCCCCAAGGCTTACAGCACTGTGGGTGCGAAGAGCTTGGTGTATTGGTAGACCATAAGGGGCGTACCAGAGTCTATAGTAACGACAGCGCAAAGGTCAGTGTGTTATTCCCACTGCTGGGGTTAACCACACAGGCCTTTGCGACACAGAACTTAAGCTTATGTAAGGTAGTTGAAGGCTGGGTAGACCAACCTTACGATTACACACCGGAGGTGAGAGGACGTAAGACTGACTACGATATGGTTAATCATCTTAACCTATGGGCAGTTACCGAAAAGAATCAACGCCAATTCCTACCGTATCCGCCAGACATCACTAGGCTGGACTTCTATAAGAACTATGCGAATACTTTCCTTATAGTCCTGCTGGTTACGGTTGGGGGACGGCGCAAGGTTGTCTTCCCTGACGGGGCGGTACTAGAGCCTAAGCTCCCAGATAGCCATCCGTTGCTTAACGTCCTTACATCTGCTGAGGACTCTAACCAGGAAGTCCTTAAGCTGTACACAAAGTTATATCTTCCTATACTTAAGGTATTTAGGAAGAACTCTAGTCCACACTTAAAGCTCATCTCATACCCCAAGAAGCTCGTGCCATTCTTACAGGTAAGAAGGTTTGAAGAGTTCCCTAAGGACAGACACCTCAGGCATCGCACAACGCACCTCCTGAGGAAACACCTCCGGGATATCCTTAAGCTTAGAGAAGACCTCCGCACTCTACCCACTCAAGGGTGGTACTTAAGGTGTCAGGAACTTCATAAGAATCCCCTTAGAAGCCCTCAAGAGCTTCCCCCACTCCTAGAGTACTACCTCAGGAATCCTCATAAAGCAATACCTTATAACCTTACCTCAGGGAGACGCCAATAGGCCCTCCCCATAAAATACCCATATAGCCCTTCCCCATAAAAAGTCACGCTTCGCTAGAGGGACAAAGTCCCGAAAAACTCCCCACGAATTTCTCTAGGTCCCACATACCCAAAGTAAGCTTAAAAGCAACTGAACCCACCCCCCTTCCACTCGTTCCTTCGTCACTCGTTACCTAAGGTAACACTTAAGGAAAACGCAAGGTGTTACTTATTTACTCACTCACAGTGTACCTTAACCTCTCCTTAAAGAGTGACCCCAAGCTTAACTTAAGGCTCGACCTGTTACTTAACTACTCACTCACAGTGTACCTTAATACAACCTTAAGTAGTACCTTAGGCTGTCATCTTGTACCCTTAGGTGTTACCATACGTAACACACCTGCCTAGCATAATATACCTTAGAGTAAGCTGAATGTACTAACTGATAACGACTCGCAAAGAGCCTCTAAGGGGTGTATAAGGGCTTAACTAAAGGGATTAATACCCTACTACCTAAAGAGGGCTTAAGGGCTTAAGGGTACTCTATCGTTACACCTAGGGCTGTTACCTTAAGTAACACCTAGGGTAGTACCATAAGTAAATGTTATATAAGTGCCTCTAAAAGTACCCTCTAGGGAGGGCTTAAGGTAGGACTAAGAGTAATACGCTAAGGGCTAAAAGGCTCTAGCACACCAACCTTAAGGTAAGCTGAAGGCAAACCCACTGTAAAAAAAGAGTAAAAATTAAGAAAATTAATTCCTTAAGCATACTTTAAGCAACAATTCGCTAATTATATTAACTATACATAAGCAACTACAAAGAAAAAAGAATTTATTAATTTGTTACTCAAAAGAGGTAAAAACGTGTTATACTCTCACTTCAACACCACCTCTTAATGTTTAAGGGGTTGGAGCCTTCAGTTTCATTGAAGGTTAAGAGAGTACAATACCAACTCACTTTAGAAAGAAACACTCTTTAAGCCTTCAGTTTACTTGAAGGTTAAAAGGGTATCATTCTAAGGTAACAAAGAGTTTTACCCCTAGAAAGCATTTAAGCCCTAAGAAGCTTTTAAGCTTTAAAGGAGTATCATTCTTAAGTCAAAGAGTTTTAAATCTCTTCAAACATTAAAGTTTATTTGAAAACAGTTTTAATAACTAAAAGTTTAGCTTCTTACTTAACACTCTTTGAGTTTTAAAGTATAAGGAAGGCATAAAGCAACAACTTCTTTTTATTAAACAATATTGTTAAAATCCTTTGAGGCTTAAGCCTTAAAGGTTAAAATCTATCCTTAGTAGATACCTAATCTATTAGTATAAACATGATATTCGCATAAGCAAGGGCGAAAATGATTAAAGGATTTTAAGAGCTTCTTAGTAAGTTCTTAGCGTTCCTCATAAATTCCATGTAATACGAAAAATTAGAGTGTGTTAGTAAGTTTCGCAAACTGAAAACATTTAGAACGGGGTAAAATTTTGAAGGGCATAAAAGCCCGTATAAAAATAGCGGATAACTTCTAGCCTTAGGAGTTAATAAACGCTGTTTAATCTTGATTAATAATCAAGTGTCGGTTAAGAAAAAACCTTAACCAAACAAAGAAGCTAAAGAGCTTCAAAGAGTTTCTAAGATTAGGGAATTTCACCCAACATTAACTTAGAAATTTTCACTTATAAGAATTCTATGAGTTTTTACAAGTGGGAATTTAACCTCTCAACTAACATATAAAAGGGACTATAATGTCTAAAGAACAACAAGTACAAGCACAAGAAAACAAAGAGTTGCAAGAAATTGCCGTAACTGCCGATAATAGTAAGAAGATTTCCGAAGCTCATGCTGTAATTATCACGGATTTTGCCGTAACTGCCTCGGAATTGGTACACAATTTCTCTATCGCTTCAATGGTATTCATTCAAACTGCCAAAGAGATTTATAAAGATTTTGGTGTTGAAAATGCCCAAAGTGCTGAAGACGCTATCAATAAGATTATTAATGATAACATTCCCGAAGCTTTTGCCTTAAAATCAACGATTTCTCGTCTTAAAATGGTTAATAAAACGGCTCGTACATTCTTTGAGCTTAAAATTGTTCTGCCTTTGGATATGGTAACATTCCACAATGTCGAAACTTTGGTTCGTATGATTTCTAAAATCCAAAAAGTGGACGGTGTAGCTATTGATAAGCGTATTAAAGAGAGTGACGGTACAATTAAAGTAACAAAAGTTACCAAAGATACTGCTCTTAAGAATATTAAGAACCGTGTAACTCGTATTTCTGGTATTGCTAAGAAGGCTCTTAAGGTGGATACCTTAATTCCAGCTGAGTTCTCTCACCAAAAGATGTATAATAACACTTTAAGTGATGAAATCGAATTCTTAGAGTTTACTTATAAGCCCGAAGAGGACGAAGTTAAGGGATATGAGAAATTCCTTGAAACTATGGATAAATTCTTAGCAAGTGGTAAGTTTGACGTTGAAGGTGACTTATTAGGTCGTCTTGAAGCCCATAAAACGGCTGTAAATACTAAAGATGAAGAAGCTGAGGCTGAAGAAGCTGAAGCAACTGCATAACTTTATTTTAGAACCCTTCGGGGTTCCTTTATAAATTTATTGTAGGAGGTAAATTATGCAAGGTTTTAAAACAACAGTATCAGCTCACGGGTTCTCTGAGCCTACCGAAAGAATTGGGAATTTTCCCGACACGATAGTTCCACAACTTAAAAAGAAGGCTAGAACTGCTTTCATTAAGAGTTGTCCAAAAGTTGGAATGGGCACGAAGGGTAAATATGCCGTACGAATTGTAAAGAAGAAGGACACAAAATAATGGCTGAATATTTAATGGTAATGATGGGTATAGGTTTATTTACGGGTTTCTCTATTTTATGGAGAGTTAATGTAAAATTTGATAGAGGTGATTATGATGTGGCGTAAGTTTGACAAAAAGTGTGACCAAATAGTAGCATATCTTGAATGTAAAGGGTGGATGTAATGGATTTACTAAAATTATCTAAAGCCTTAGGTCATATCTCTCGTAACCTCAAAGTTAAGGAGGTTGTATCTGTAACGTCCGAAGGTATTTTTGTGGTAACTCACGGTGATGCCCTGATGAATTATGATTTTGATACAAATGAATTCCATACTTGGATGGCAGTAGTAAACTCTAAAGAAGAATGTATGGAATTTCTGAATGTAAAAGACCTTTTGTAACATGGACATTTTGGCAATGGCATTAATTATAGTTGTGGTTATTGAGAGGACATGGTGTGAATATACAAAAGTACCCTGATGGGATTTTGGTAAATAGTAGGCATTATGCCGAGGCTGTCGCTGAGTTAAATAAGTGTGGCTACCATTGGCGAGCTGACGAAGTTACAGTACGTAGCCTTTCAAGTAAAAACAAGACAGCTATGGTCTTATACCTTAAGGATGTAGGTTCTAAGCAACTGACTTGGGGTTCAACATTTCACAAAGGTTTGCGAGTATTTACCCCTAAACCCAGTGTAAATATGAACAAATTATACAATTCTTTCTAAATTTCAGCTCACATTAAGAAAGTTTGGGTATAATAAGACTCTAGGCTGAGGAAGGACAAAGCATTCTTCCCACATAAGGATTATGATATGCTAACTCTTAAGAAGGGTGCTAAGGTTGTAGATACTAAGTCTTCAGGTTGTGGTGGATTTGTGAAGGGGAATGTTTACTTCTTAAGCGCAGATGTAGCAGAACAAGAATGGGTTGCAGTTACAAAGGACTCCAATGGTCGTGCTAATGGTTGGGTACCAACCAACTTTAAGAAATATGTTGAGCCATTCGGCTTAGATGAGATTTATTCACTTTAAGGAAGCTAGGCTTCCATAGAAGGCACACAAGGCACATTTGGAGTCAATCCATAGGATACTCACGAACTTCTAAGTTCCGCCTCACCTGCCTTCTATGGAGTTCTAATCAAAGGAAAAATATGCGTTTTAAAGTAGGTATGAAAGTAAGATGTATTGAGAAACCTCCTAAAAGTTCTTACCATTGTGATGTAGGTGAGATTTTGGTAGTTCGTACGATGGACGGTACAATATTCTATCCAGTAGAGCCTAGTCCTCTTGCTTCACAATACCCAAAAGAGCACGTTTGCTATTTTCAACACTTCTTTGAAGAAGTAAAAGAGGTATGCATCACCGATATCTATAAGGACTTTTAGTCCTTAAGCCAACCTATTAACTACCTAATCCATGCTTTCGGCACTTGCCAATTATGGAACGTAGGTTTACTTAAGGACTCAATTATGCTACAAAAACTACGATTTACAAATAGGGAAGACTTAATAGAATATTACAGCACTAAATCAATACATGCTCAGTCTATGCAAGCATCAGACCACATTGCAGGTAAGTATGGAGAAACATTCATATTTTACCGAGATGAGGTTAATAGGAAGGCTTATGGTCATGAGTACATGTCGAAAAATGGTATCTTGTTGGGTTCAGGTTGGGTTGATTATGCACCCAAAGGTATGGACTTAGATAAACTATACGGAGAATTTACTGATGTATAAAATTACAGTAACCAAACGCCACAAGAGTACGAAGGTTGTAAAATTCCTTCAACGTCCATCTTCTGTACGAAGCTACATCAAACGTATGGAGAGTTTATACAACGTCGTCAGTCCATCTGTGCTAATCCCTAGTATGATAAGTTACAAAATTGAACGACTTGAAGTAGTCGCAGAAGTTTACCTAAAGGATGTTAAATGAAAAAAGTATTAATTATGTTAAGTTTAGTGGCTACTATGGCTCATGCCGAGAGTGCAATGTGTGAATTTGACCTTAATCAAGTCCATAAGTTTTCTGATGACGTAAGAGACAACACATCCACAGACTCAAATCGCATAAGACAAGTGAGATTACGAGTCCTTATGGGTAAGGTGAGAAACGCTCAGTATTCATGTCATGACCCACTGATTATATTTGGTCTGAAAACGCTAGAACAAGCGATTAAGCGTCAGCAATGATACCCAAATATCCTGGAGGTTTGGTAGTTCAAGAGGCAGACTATGAGTCAGCCCTCAAAGAATTACAAAAAGGCGAGTATTATTGGGTTAGAAGCACCTTAGATATGGAGTCCTTAACACGTGGTGGGGCTCAGGAACATATAGTGTTATATTTATGTGGTGATGGTAAACAGCTAAGTTTCAGCCACAGTATGCCTACGGATGGCGAGACACGTCACTACATAGCTGATAGGGTAGATATATCGGGTATCTATGATTGCTAAGTATTGGAAGTGTATAAAGATTCCTGAATCCGAGGCAACCTATTGGGAACTTGGAAAAGCGTATCTAGAAGTACGCATAGAAGGACAAGGTAAGCCATTCCTATATGACGACGAAGGGGATAGAAGACCTCCGATTGCTTCCATGAACAAAAAGAGCGATTACCCTACCTTTGAATTTATAGAGCCTGATGTACTTAAGGAGATTTATGACACGCTTTAAGATTGGACAAACAGTTATCTGTGTGAAAAAGCCCGAACGTTCCTCATATCAATGTAAAGTTGGTGATATATACACAGTAAAACGCCTTAATAGGGCTGATAACAAGGCACAAGCATGTTTTTGGCCTACAGAATACAAGTATACCCCATCTGAATGTTTTAATGAAGGCGGTTTCGAGGCTTACAATGTCATTGATGTAAAAGAAATTTACAATTCTTTCTAAATTTCAGCTTACATTAAGGTTTTTTGGGTATAATAAGACTCTAGGCTGAGAAAGGAACAAGTATGGCTAAAGGTGAGGTTTATGGTTATCATGGTAGTGGTGCTGAGGTTAAGTTTAAGGTAAGACTTACTGACGAAGATGGTAGTGCAGGTGTTGTTATATGGGTTAAGCAAGGATACAATGGTTGGAGTGTCGAAGATATAGATACTGGCTGGACTATGTTTGAGAACAGAGATTTGTGGATTAAGATAGAACCAGATGTATTGAGCGATATTTATAATTTATAGGAGATAGTATGGAAAATAGTATATTATACGTGGTACTTGTGGTTTTGGTAGTGTACATTGTGTACCTAAGAGTTGTAGTCTTCGGACTTAAGAAGGTTATAGGAAAGATGTCAGTTGATAGTCTTGCAGACTTTGCAGATGGTATGGCTAAGATGTTTAAGAAAAAGAGTGAAGGATGAGAAAGATTAAAGGTATAAGACTTACTGCAGAGGCTAAGAGCTTTTTGCAATGCTTACGACACTTCATAATGGAGGCATATCAACCAATAGCATTAACGGTATTTGTACTTCAGTTAGTATTGGCTGGTTGTGTATCGTTCCATAGGTTTATATCTTTGCAGCCAGAAGATAAAAATTGGGCTTTTAATACACTCGTAGTTGACTTAGTGCCTTACTCGATTGGGGTGTTAATCATTGTCTTGTGGGTAAAATTTGTGCCTCGTATCTTTGAGTCATATGAAAGGCATTAGAAAGGTTACCCAAATCTTATAAGGATAGAACATGAAGATTGTAAAAATACCAGAAGGTCAAGTTATGGTCTTCATAGACGAAGAAGGAGCATTCATCTCTAACTTCTTTATTAATCCGCATCATAGAGGTAAAGGGCATGGTTTAAAGCTCTTGGCAAAGCTCACAGCACACATTAAGACACTTCCTAAGGGTAATCATAGGCTTAAGTGTGAGAAGGGCATGGTGTCCTTCTATGCTAAAGGTGGCTTTAAGGTAGTTTCTGCATCACCAAGTGGTATGCAGTTGCTGAGATACTGGTATGACTAAAGAAGAGATGTTGTGTCATGTTCAACATGGTGGAGTAGCAACTGCTGACTCAGAATATGAGATATTCTTTGTGTGGTCATTCATTCACAACTGTCTATGTATTTCATTCCCTAATTACACTATAGGAATTCACCCAATATGTGTTGGTGATGAGATACTTAAAAACTGCATGCTTTTCTCAACGTATAAGGAAGCATGGCAATACCGAAAGGATTTAGATTATGGAACTACTTAAAGAGATATTTTTACTGCTGATATTAGCCTTCTTACTTGCAGGGTTCATTATAGGACTACTGTATACTACTATGGACAACGCTTGGTTGGATTTGAAACATTCTGAAGACCCGTCTCTAAGTAAAGCTGAAAATACCATAGTAAATGTGGTAGTTCACTTATTATTTGTGGCAGTCGTAGTTACCAGACCAATAACATGGAGCATTAGATACATGTTCGTCAGAGACTAATGTCTCTGAGTTAAGCCATAGCGCCTCCTACCTATGGTTTTACTCAGCGTCATAACTAAACTAAAGGATATATTATCATGAAGAAGATTATTTTACTTGCCGCAATGGCATCAGCACTACTTGCAGGGTCTTGTGAAGAAGATATTAATGTTATAGAAGGACATCTACTAAGTGGTTTTGTACATAATGCTGAGGGTGCTCACGAAATCACCCTTTTTGAGTTCAAGCAAGCGGAACGTGGTTTAACAACATACATTAAAGATTGTGGTATGCATATTGGTCTTAAAGCAAAGCGTGCTAGAACTAGCGACCTTGCGACTATCAAAAGAAATATTACTAAGATTGAATCACATATAAGAATTCATAATGTTTCATTGTAAACAATGTGAAGATGTGGTTCAAGGTGAGCATACGGTCAGTCAGATTATGGCTGTTGGTAAACTCTGTGATGGGTGCATAAGCACTAATAATGTTGTGGCTCTTCCTAAGAAGAAGCCTAAGAAATACACAAAACGCTCTCGTAAATGTTCACTTGGGCCAAATCATTGGAGAAATCATGACTAAAACAGAACAACTATGGTTAGAAACCCAAACATGGTACTTAAATCTTACCAACGATATGCAAAATGTAGTTAAAGCTACTATCCTATTCTATGCAGTATCAGCTATAGTATTCACTATGTATGTATTTGGCGTAAGAGACGTGCAGATTGAAGATAGACCAGTTGGTCACACTGAACGTATAAAGCATGCTGAAGGCGTTCACAACGATGCTGTACGAGGCACAACGATTGTTACTCGAACTTACCATCCACCAAGAGAGAACCTTGGGCTTATCTATCTGGATGGACGACCAGACTGTTCACCAAGACCTTTGGTAGAATTTAAACAACCTCTTGGTGAAATCACTATCTTAAGGAGTCCAGAATGCTAATGACGATGATGGTCCCAATACCCTTATGGTTCCTAATATTTGTCTGCATATATATAGCAATCTTATCAATCTTTGCAATTATGCAGATGAATAAAGTATATGAACTTGAGACTAACCAAAACATTATTCTAGAAAACAAGGCAGTAGCCGCTGAATTAAGGAAAAAACTTGAAAACTTATGATAAATACACACAGATTAAAGGTGGTGGAGGTTATATCTCATCATCTACTCACGGTTTTACAGAAGAATTCAACGACCAAAAAGCTGTTAAGTCCTTCCTGAAGACCAATGGTGCTCGATTGGTGAAAAGAGGTGGGGCAGGCCGTTACTTCTTAAAAGCCAAATGTTAGATAAAGAGGTTGCCCAAAAAGGTATTCGCAACGAGGTGTCTAAGCTAGAGTTCGGATACCATATCTATGTAGAAAATACTGAGTTGACTCGTCGTATATGTAAAGA